TAGTGATAACCAACACACACATTGTCTGCGACCATACACCAGCTGCCACCGAGGCCGAAGTAATAGAACGTGAAGGCATCGACTATGAATAATCTATTTGCTGTCAATTCAAAATTGTACAATCTCAATGCCGACAAGGCCGTGAAGGTGTTCGTTAACCAAGGCGGCACAAGTTCGGGTAAGACCTACTGTATCGTGCAGCGGTTGATTGAGATTTCAATGACCGAGCCAAGAGCGGTGATTACCATCGCAGGTCAAGACCTTCCCAATCTGAAGGTAGGCGCAATGCGTGACCTTGAGAATATCATCGCAGGGTCATCCCTGCTGCAAAAGTGGTTCACGGTCAACAAGAGCGAATCGATTTGGAAGGGCGGCAATGGTTCGCTCATCGAATTCAAGTCCTACGATAGCGCACAAGATGCCAAGAACGGCAAGCGAGATTATCTCTTTGTCAACGAGGCGAACGGCATCACGTTCGAAATCTATTGGCAGCTGGCCATAAGAACGAGGAAACAAATCTTTATAGACTACAACCCATCATCCCGATTTTGGGTGCATGACCAAATAATAGGCCGTGAAGGTGTGCGGCTCATCATCTCCGACCATCGGGATAACGGCTTTTTGTCTGCCGATGAACACGCAAAGATTGAGGCCATCGAAGACCCCGATTGGCGCAAGGTCTATGCAAGGGGATTGACGGGCAAGTTAAAGGGCTTGGTACTCACGAAATGGGATATCGTTGACTCCCTGCCGCCCCGGTCAGAATGGAAAATGAACGTTTACGGCCTTGATTGGGGGTTCGTGAATGACCCTACGGCCATTGAGCAAGTTGTGCTTGCACATGGCGATTTGTGGGTCGATGAGGCCGTTTATACTACTGGCCTAACCAATCCCGATATAGCCGCCGAGATGCGCCACCTTGGCATCAGTCGTGCCGATATGGTGGTGGCCGATTCAGCCGAGGAGAAATCAATCGCAGAACTGCGCAATTGTGGATTTTGGGTCGTACCATGCACCAAGGGCAAAGACTCCATCATCAACGGCCTTGACATTCTGCGCAGATATACGATTCACTTTACCCGAAGGTCGAAAGGCGCAATCGAGGAGGCCAAGCACTACAAATGGGCAATCGACCGGGAAGGCGAAAGCACGAACCGCCCGATTGATAGATATAACCATGCCATCGATGCCATCCGTTATGCAGCATCGGCAAAGTTAGCCGTGCGCAGATCTGGCGGCGCGAGGGCAAAATCTTTGTCGCTATGATGAGACCCGATGTTAATTTCCGCCATTGGCTCGTTTGCGCAGTTGTGACGGGTTGGAAGATGCAGGATGGGGATTATCCCCGACCGCCATTTGTTGGCGCAGCAGAGACACCGCAATCGCTCGACAGCCTAACTTTCGGCCAGCTGATTGAATTGTCACGGCTGAATGGAGACAGAAACATTTTTTATGAAATATGCCGCATCCTTCTTGGCCTTGTGTCTGATGAAGTGAACAAGGCGAGGGCGGTTGATGTGGTGTGTTTCGTGGGATGGGTGACGGGCGAAGTGAACAAGATAAACACCCGATTCAAAAAGCTGTCATCCAGACCTTCGCCCACCGAGCAGCGAGCAGGAATCGACAAGCTGAACTTTGGCTTGTTCGGGATGGTTGACCGCTATGCCAGACGGATGCACATTCAGAACCATGACGAGGTGATGGCCGTTCCTTGGATTCGGGTCTATCAATGCCTCAAGATGGATAACGAAGTTGATAAATTCCAACGTAGATACATGGAGGAAACGCAAAATGAGTATAGAAGACAAAATCAGAGAAATCGCAAGCGGTGAGCAGTTCGCCCAATACCCTTACATTTTCGACAACCTTTTTCGCATTGATGAGCGCATCGAATCGACTGCACTCCCTGCAATCGTCTGCACATTGCCCGCTGGTGGCGAGATGCGGCTGAGAAATGGCAAGGTCTACGATGCCGAAGATGTGTTAATCGGGTTCTTTGACTCCGTGCCGCACGATGCCAACGGTGAAGACAATGCCGAGTGCTATAACCGCATGAAGTCGTTAGGCATTCAGTTCATTAAGGCCATGAACGAAAGCGGCCTTTTCGCCTATGTGGAAACGTGGACGTATCAAGTGTGGTGCGTGCGGATGGCCAACATCATTACGGGTGTGTTCTTCACTATCCGAGTGCAAGACCTTGGGAGGTGTGACTGATGGCAGATGTGGGATACATTCGCTTTGATGCCTCATCGGTTCGGGAAGTCATCCGACAAGAACTTGAGGAACTGCAATTCAAGATTGCCGAGAACATCAGATCAAAGGGTCTGAATGCATCTGGCCGAACCATCGCATCGATGCACGTTGAGACAACCGAGAATGGCGGCACATTGTTTGGCCGTGCTTTCTTTGGTGCTTTGGAGACGGGCAGCGCACCGCACAAGAATGCCTACAATCCGCCCGTGAATTTCTTTGCCATCATCCGTGCGTGGATGGATGCCAAAGGCATTCAAGGCAGCGATGAGAGGGAAACAAATTCAATCGCATGGGCAATCACGAAGACCATCAGAGCCAAAGGAACACGGCAGTATCGCAGGGGCGCACGGGCAGACATCTATTCAAGCGAAATCCCCGCCACCAAGCAGCGCATCCGTGAGCGGCTATGGCAACTTGTCGAAACTGAAATGAAATCTATACAACTGAACAACCAAAAAATGGGAGGCTAACATGAGAACAATCACCGACCAAACATCCGGCATCACTATCAACTACCCCGATTCATTGGCCTTCGCCTTCAATCCATTTCTCGTTGAGGGCATCGGCATTGACACAATGTCGGTAGCGATAGTGATAGACGGGCAGATAAAATACATCGTGGATGTGCAGCCGTTCGGAAGTAGCGGCTATGCAGACCTTCAAGAGTACTTGCAAGGTCTATTCACGGACATCGGCAACGACATCGACTACACCGAGGCGATGAGCGAAAGCGCACATGGCATGAACGTGACCATCAGCATCACGGCCACATCGGGCGAGAATGAATTCGGCACATCGTTCACATCCTATGTTGTTTGGGGTGCAGTCAAACCAGATGGCAGGGATGATTTTAGGCGAATCCGTCATCTGATGTGGTTCAAGAACTATCCCTTTGCCTTCTCGCTTTACTGCGAGGCCGACACGGCCATATTGTTCGGAAATGGTGCTGCACCTTCATCCGCACAAGAAATCACCGAGGAGGGCATTTATAACTTTGCCGCATCCAACTTGGGCGATGCAAAGTACAGCGTCATCTATGAGTATGGCGGTCAATTGCAGCAAGCCACCTTCGACAACACCTTCGACCTTACCTTCTACCTTGCGCAGAACGTTGAGCAGCGGCCACTACTCCGTATCGATGCGGATGACTGCGCAGATGAAGGGATATACCTTCGGTGGGTTGACCGACACGGCTACATTGCACATTGGCTCTTCAAGGTGGGCGATGAGCAGCGGCAGATTGCAGCCGTTCGGGAATTCAGCCGCAACGCATACACCAATTATGACACGCACTACGGATGGCGGCGAGGCAGCGGCAGACGGCAATCAATGTCACGCAGCGACATCGTACCTTTGTGTGCTCCGCTTGTCACAAAGGAGCAATTCGATTACTTGCAAGATGTCACCTCTTCGCCCATCGTGGAGGTGTATGCAGGGAAGGATGAAAACGACAACGACCGATGGGTGGGTGTGGGTGTGCAAGCAGCTACATACACCAAGAATCGTGACGAACTGCAAGATTTTGTGTTCAATCTGATAACTCCCGAAACACCCATTCAGAGCCTATGAACTACGAACAACTATACATCGATGATGTGCTGATGGACACGGACGAGAAGACAAATATCTTACTTGAATTGAAGTCCAACCTTTTTGCCGACATCAGCAAAATGGCCAGCAATAAAACGTACACCATCCATCTGCCGAAGACCGTGCATAATTTGACGGTGCTTGGTCATGCCGATAGGATTGGCAACAATGCCGATTGGCCGTATAGATTCCATACGGCAAGGTTTTTCCGCAATGGGGTTGAACTCATCAAGGATGGTCGGGCGGCTCTGCTGAGTGCAGCCGATGACCTTGAGATTGCCATCGTGTGGGGGCTGTCATCTCCATTCGCCAAACTAAAGGAAGGTGATAAGAAGTTGAACAACCTTACATCATCTGCCGTTCTGCGGTGGGATACATCGGTTGAACTTGACACCCCATCGGCCTTCTTTGCCCGTGGCTACGGGTATGCAGGTTATTCGCCTTGGGTCAACGGCAGCAGAGATGAAGGATGGCAAAGCACGGATGTAACCGAGCAGACATCCGTACATACCGTGCATTATGTTGCATCTGGTTACGTTCCTACGGGCGAGAAGGTGGGCGATATTGTGCTTATAGGCTCTGAGGCGAGAGCCAATTGGGGATGGCTGTCGCTGCCATTTTACCTTGGATGTACCGCCCTAATGAACCGAGTGCAGGGAGGCACAACGAATGACCGCTTGTGGGCGGTATTGGATGCCGATGACAAGGTAATCAGTATTGCACCGCCATCAGACGGCACGATGCAAAGTGTGTCGCTCCATGCGCCCTCCAATGCGGCCACCCTGCTTGTGAACATCGACACCGTGGCGAGCGAACACAACTACATTGAAATCTATTCATCGGTGGCGCAGAGAACCCCGATAACCTTTGGCGGCATGGCAGGGGGAGGATGGCGGAAACTTATTCATCCTTCGGTGGCCGTGCGGTGGGTGCTTGACCAGCTGCAAAGCGAATTGGGTATCACTTGCTCATGGTCGGGCAATGCGCTGACATTGATTAACTCGTTGGCCATTCCACTTGTCAGCCGAAAGGCAAATTATTTGTCGCAGTCGCTCACGGCTGATATTCTCATCAACCCGAAAAACGGCCTTGGGAAATTGACCATGTACATCAGAAAGGCAAATAGCATCTTCTCCGATGCGGTGAACACCGACATCGACAAGTTGACCGTTGCCCGTGATTGCGGTGTGTCGATTGATGTGCAAGGATCATGGGATTGGAACACAGCCGACACGCACACAACATCAAGCACAACGACCAGATACGGCGGTGCTGATGAAACGGCTTACCAATACATCTACATCGGTAACTATGTGGAGATGACTGTCAAGCACACCAACGATGAGAAAGATGTCTACATCATCGGCAAGAGTAATGCCGCATCAGCGCAGATGATTGACACCGACCGAGACCTTATCAACGGGTTCTTTCGTCATATCATCGCAGGTTACGGCCACATAGAATTAACGCAGGGCGATGAAATCACGTTTGAGATGAAGAATGCAAAAGGCACGTTGAAAGACACA